GCGTTTTAAGGTGTTCCCTCACCATACAAGCAGGTCAATCCTGCGAAGTATCAGTTTCAAGTTTCAGTACACAACGGCAGTTCACATTATTCTCTGCCTTAGTGAACTCACCTGGTCTGGAAGCATGGTCACCATCAAAGGTATAAAACTCTTCATCCAGAGCCACGCTCACACCTTCCAGGTATTTGTGAGTATCCCGAACAGCTTCATCCCGGACAGTCACCCATTTCTTTGAGACTCCCAGTCCTCTTGTAGACTGGAACTCATAGGCTCCATCCTCTTCCGCTGCATTGAATACCCTGTGATATTCAGATTCGACTAACGTCTGTAAGCCCGACAAATCCCCGGCTATCACATGGTCAGCAATTCTGTCCTCAAAGGTTTTACCGTCTATCACCTCATAAATGGCTTCCTCCATGGAACCCACGTCTACGGTCAAATCATAGGCAAGCATATCTGCCGTGGCAGTAATGCCCTGCTGATAAGCCCGGATGAGCAGTGATAAAATGTCATCCGCAATCTGAGCAACCTTTGAGGTCATATCCTTCCCAGAAGCGGAGTAATAACTGGTGGAAGTCAGAATGTTGAGTTCATCAAACGCAGCAATATAAGCTGAAAATGTATTATTCATAGGCAAAATAAAAAGGGACTATGAGTTCGTCACTCACAGTCCCATTGGACTCACCAGAACCTCTGTCCTGGTGTTACTCTTTCATTCTCATCTTGCGTTTGATTTCAACAATCGTAACCTTGCCCTGCTCAATCAGCACTTCCACTCTGCTGCCGTGCTTGAGCAGCGTTTCCACCTGCTGCACCATTTCCTTTGTCAGTGTTGGAGTCATCGGTTTCATCCTCCTTTTCCGTATTCTGCTTTTCAAGCAACTCCTGTGCTTTCTTCTCCTGTTCCTCTGCATATTCCGCACTTAATGTGTATGCCAGGTCAGAATCAACAAACAGTCCGCAATGCTCAAAAGCAAGCCGTGGATGAATCTTACTGTTCTTCAACATAAGGTCAAGCACCTGGGCTTTTTGCAGAATGTTTTCGTAATTTCTTCGGGTAAAGCGAATTTCAATATTGCAAACCTTCAAGTCCATGCCTTTCAGAGTTTTGCAGATATTCAGAATCAGCTTGAGGAAAATCCTCTCACTCTTCTTGAACATCAATTCGCTGTCCTTTGCTCTTGCTTCCGCAGCAGACCAACCATCTCTCATAATGACCGCAGACCCGGTATCACTGGTAGACGTACCACCGTTGCGGTTCGGCATACCACAGATAGTCAATACCGTCTGGTACATATGGTCAACCAAGGTTTGCGTTTCACCCTGGTTCAGAGTACTGGTCAGATAAGATACTTCGGCTTTCAACTGAGGGTCAATATCCCGGAACTTAATAGCCCCTTCCTCTCTCAGCTTCTCGTAATCGTCAGACGAAATATCTACGTTGTGGAAAAGCATGAGTGCCTGGATGAACTGTTCAACACCATCCTGGCGGTTACTATCCGTAAGGTTGATTGCGTCAAGGAGCGGGATAACCAACTCAAACGCACCGATACGGGCAATGTTCAACGGATATTCAATGATGGGAATATCACCCAGAATGTGCGGCTCTGCCTTGATGATATGAGATTCTACAATCTCAAAATACTCATGGTCAGAGTAGCAACTATAATGAACTATGCCGTTGTCATCCACCACATACTTGACACCCAGAAGCGGCTTGTTCCCAAGACCGTTGTTGTACACCACAAAGGTGTTTCGTGGGTCAAGCGTATAGATTTCAAACGGGGAGTCATCGTCCTCACCTACGTCCTCATCTGGAAGAACCATTCTGAAAGACGTACCGCAGATATGGAACCAGTCAGCAAGTTCCTTATCCTTTGCGGGCTTCTCTTCGGCAAACACAAATTCGTTAAGCTGATTGATTGCGTCAGATAAGTTATCACCGTTACCACGGGAAACATACTGTAGAGGTTCGCCCATCAAATAGCCAGACTTGAAGGACACAATCTCATTCGCCCGGTTCTCCACGATTTTATTACAAATCTCTGGACGAACCTGTTTCTCACGGTTGAGAATCGGCTGTAATCCTCTGTAGTAGTACCACAGATATTGAATTTCACTGCGGTTCTCCCAGTGATAAGGAAGTGCCTTATTGAGAATCGCAACCACGTTCTCAACGGTCACTTCGGTTTCATCAGACTTTATCATGCGTCTACCGTATAAACCGAAAGACACGCAAGCCACCTCCAATCCTAATATTTCTATTGTAATTATAGCACTCTTCAATGGTTATTTCAAGAGATTTCTTGATATTAGGTTTGAAGAGTTTTTGCGTAAATTAACACGGTCTTTTGAAAACTTCAACCTTCGCTCCTACCAGTCCACGCAGTTCATTCTCAAGCAGAGAAAGAGAGTCGGGTGCGTCATCATGTGGCACTTTACCAGATCGGGTGTAGGTTGTGACCTGCTTCATAAACATGGCATACTGACTGTTCCGTGCGTAGAGTGACGGGTCTTTGAAGTAAAAATGCTTGATAATGTTATCAGAAGCGAACTCGATACGGGTCTGTTTATTGCTGATAGTCCTCTTCGTTCGGATATTGCAGACATAGTTTCGGTCAGTCAAAATCTGCTGTACATCCCTGGCAAAGTATGTACCTGCATTATTTGACTCAAAAGTTCCTGCCACCACAAGATTGTCCATCAGAGCCTTTGCACACTCTGGCTTCGTAACCTCTGGCGGGGAGTCATCGAACACTACATCTACAATGTAGACCTCATCTCCGTACACCGCAGCAATCGGCATAGAGCAATAGTCCGCACCCTTGTCCGCAGTATCGCAGACGGCAATAATACTGTCTGGCTCACGGTCTACAGGAAGTTCAAAGTATCGGTTCAAAGACGCTTCCGGGAAAAGAATACCCTTCGCTTCAAACGGCTGCTGCTGAAACTCCGACTCAAACTGCTCTGCCGAAAGCATTTCTCTCTGGTCACGGAAGTACTGCGTGGTGAAAACCTTCCTGCCCTCACGAATGTATTCAAAGTTACTCTCATCCGTCACGGGGTCAAGAGCCGGAGTTTCGATAATCTTGCACCGCTTGCCCTGCTTTCTCATTTCCTCCTGCAAGTGACCGATAGGGTCATACAGAGAATATCGTGTACCGCAGATAACGATAGGCGTACCCTCAATGGCACGTCCGATAATATCACCCGAAATGACCTCCCACTTGTCATCAAGTCTCTGTCTGTTCTTCGCTTCCTCACGTCCCTCTACGCAGTCATCCAGGTAGAGAAGATTGGTTGCTTCCGAAAGACCTACCTGCCGTGCGTCAATGGAACGACACATGACCGTAGGGAATCGGGACTTATGCAGAAGATTGATGACCTTCGTATCGGCATTGGTCTGTACCAGTTTACTCTCTGGGAAAATATCATAAAAATGATAATCGTTCGGCTGCTGAATGTACTCAAGGCAACCTTTGTAGAAAGACTGAACAAGGTCATCGCCTGTACCCTCCATCAACGTAGAGCGGTCTGGAAATTTACCAGAAAGCATATTCGTAAAATTGATACCAAGCTGAGACTTACCACATCGTTTCGGCATGGAAATGGACAGAAAGTCCAATTTTCCCTCAAGAACTTCCTGGTATCCTTCCACATATCGTCTAAGGTAATGACGGCGGGGCAGGTAGAACTTCTTGTCAAGTGGCTTACCGTACTCTACCGCCTGTAAGTATGCGTCAAAATAATGGGGCGCACAAAACAGCAAGGAACGAAAAAGCAGATTGTCAAATTCCTCTGCTGTCTTAAAATCCCTGGTATCTACTGCCAGTTTCAGTCCCGCTCTGATTTCCTCCTGCAAAGCCTGGTTCCATTCGTGAGCCAGTCGGAACTCTGTACCCTCATAGTCACGACACAGGGCAAATTTATCATCATAGGCTGCAACATCAAGCGGACTTTTTAAGATAGCCCGGTCAATGCTGCTTTTCATTTTACTATAATCCATACATACCTCCGTAAACAAAAAAAATGGAACCGTCAATTAAGACAGTCCCATTGGACAAAACCGTAACTCACTTACGGCTACATATTAACTGGAAGGGCAGGCACAAGCACCATGCCACAGGTCTGACTACGATATTCCAGGTGACCCATGCACAAAGCCAGAAGAATGATTTAATACACCACCACAGGAACCACAGGCAGCAGAACAAAATATAGAACATGGCTTCACCATCCTTTCTCTTAGCGTGGTAGGGTAAATCAGAAAATCTGTATAAGTTTTCTTAGTAGAGTCCTTACTATAAAAACTTAGTGAAAAATTCGATTTTACCCTACCATGTCTGTCCGACCAACCTCATATCCACCTTCGGGGATAGGTGTTTCATCGGGAACAACCACGATTTTATATCCCATAACGCTCAACATATCACCCAGTTTTGCAACTGTAGTGTTATCACTCTTCTTCGGGTTCAGTCTATCCCAGAGAGCCGCCTGCGTAATACCCAAGGTCTTTGCCATCTCAGCATTCGTTATATCATGCTCTGTCATCAGAGTCTTAATCAGTTCTTTTGAAGTCATACGTTTTCCTCCTGTTCAAGATAAGAATAGCATTAAAGTTCTATCTTGTCAAGTTATATCTTGAATCTTTTTTATTTTTGCGGGATTTTCCAGGCTCACCCGCCCCGGCTGCCGGGGGTCTATATCCCCCGCCGGGGGTCTGTCCGCAGGATGACCGGGACAGCCTGCACCACAGGCAGAGCGGCGGGACGTGGTGAAAAAGTTTGAAAGAAATTCAAGAAATATCTTGACAATAAAGATATATCTTGATATACTTGTATCAAGATAAAACTTGATAAATAAACAGCCCACGGGCAGGAGGTAAACAGATGAAAGCATACAACGAAATCAAGAAAGAACTGGAAGCCAGGAAAGACCGCAGCGCATGGAGCAAGGGCGTTACCGTGTACGCTCTTGAACTCCTGGAAGAATACCAGGAGCGGGCAGCGTATGAGGGCAGAGAAGCCGCAGACCGGGCAGAGTTTAAAGCGTGGTTACTCAATGGTGCGGACTCCTGGGAGTCCTACAGTTACGGCGGTTTGTCCCTCATCTATAACGGGGACATTGCAGAACGACTTTGTTGCCCGTCTGAGTACAAGCGCACCCGTGAGGGTGAGCGCAGACCTAACAGCCGTGAGGAATGGTTAGACGTTCAAGCAAGGGCTTTATATCAAGCCGCTTGCAGGCTTTCCCGCATAGCATTCTAAACACGTTGCGCCGTGTATAAATAGCCGGTTAGGGCGCAAGCGTCCCGGCATTTTGCCGGGGGTCTGGAAAGTGTAGGCTTTCAAACCTGCACCACAGAAAGAACCGCATACAATAGCAAAATGCACAAATAGGTGGTTATATCCGCATTACTAAGAAGGAAGCCGCCCGCCGCTATAATGCGGGTGAGGTCATCCGCTTGACGGCTTGCAAGCTGTCCCCGGTTTCCCCGTGGGGTTGCCACTCAGACGCACAGCGGGAAAGCTATACGCAAGTTAGCGGGGACAGGTTTAATACTACAATAGCCCGCAACCGTGAATTTGAAACCGTGGTTAATGCTTTCATGTATTACAACTGCACCAACGAAACGGGCAGATATCCCGCATACTGGAAGAAAGAAGCATAAAAGAAGCCCCGCCGCCGTGCGGGGTATTCTTATATAAGGAGGTTAAAAGAGTGTTTAAAAAGACCTGGGAAACGCCGCCCGGCAGCTATTACAACTTGTTTGCAGATATGCTAAAGCAGCCGCATTTACTTGTAGCAGGTGCAACGGGCAGCGGTAAAAGCGTAGTTATAAACGGCATTATCACAACGGCATTAAAAGACAGCCCCGCCGCTGTACAGTTCATCTTTATAGACCCAAAACGGGTTGAACTTGTAGAATATAAGTCCCTTCCGCATACGCTAAAATATGCCAGTGAGCCGGGGGACATGGTGCAAGCGTTACAATATGCCATGGATACCACAGAAAGCCGCTACAGGGCTATGCAAGCCCGCCATGAAAAGAACTACAGCGGCGG